CACATTCTTTACCTCTAACATAACACCGTCCAAGTATGTAGCCTATAATAGTAACAATTGCTCCTATAATCCCAATAACTTGTCCGGAAGTTATTTCGTCTACGCCGAACGCAAATAACAGTGAACCGATAACACCAATTATCATAGCCCAGAATTCTTCACACTTAAATAATTTTTTCATAATTTACCATCCCTCTCTAATGCAGTTCTGATATACAACAAATGCGTTTCAATTTGCCCCAGTTTTGTAGCTAATTCTAAAGCGTTTATCTTGTCTATTTCGTGAAATGCGCTCGTTATTTGTGTGTTATGTTTCGTTACTTTGTTATTAATTTTAAATACCCAACCAAGAACAGCGCCTAAAACAATAATAACAATTCCGGCTATTGCATAAATATCCATAATGTCACTCCCTCTCAACCAACCCTCTTCTTATTGCAATATCAACAACTTCTTTATCGAACACAACGTCGCTTTTAAAATTTGCGATAACAATCGGTTTTATAATAGATTGTAAATCGTCTAACTGTTGGCATATTTCATCCATTGTTCGCGGTCTGCTTTTTCTCCATAAAGTTTCTCCCATATTTAACGCTTCATCAGCTTCTTCGCGGTTTAAAAACTCCATTCCGTCTATCCACTCGTTGTCCGTTTGGTCAACATCTTCAACTATGTACGGAATTTCATCTTGTTTTAATCGCGTTATAACTTCGTCACGTTGTTCAGATGATACGCACCATTCTTCATTATCTTCCCACCGAACTACAAAGCGGTAAAGTTGCACTATAAACTTACTATTCTTAATCAAAAGTTGAAATATCATGTTTTATCCTCCATTATTCTCTACAACGTTTCCGGTTCCGGAACCTATTGCAACGCCGCCCGGAACAGAATTTCCGACAACTACATTATTGTTTCCGAAAATAGACATTGTTGTCATAGAATTACCTATTATCCTGTTACTATGAGAAGCATTAACCGAATTGCTGCCAAGCCTGACATCTCCGATGCAGCGGTTTCCTATAATAAAGACGCCCTGTACATGTGCGCCAATTGCAATACTCGCAAGAGCATTTATATTACTATTTAAAATTTTTACGGCTATAGCATTATTTCCTCCGGTTATTTGAACTCCGGGCATGCTTGAGGATATGGTATTTATCGTACATCCTTCGACTGTACAATTCGCTCCTTGAATTGTTATTGTAGCAGAGTTTCCGATATTGCCAATATTAATATTTTTAATTGCGGAATTAGTTGCAAGTGTAATGAGGGGTGATATAATTCCGTCAGACGAACCGCCAATTTGTGGACTGTTTAGTCCCATGCCTTCAAGCGTTACAGATATCGGTATTTCAAGAGTACTCCCCGATATAGAATAATTGCCATCTAACAATATTACTTGCCCACCACCGCGCGATGATAAGTCATTTATCACTTGTTGAACTTCTGCTACATCATTAGGGTTATTCCATAAAATATCAACGCTATCTGCCGTATACCCTGCGGCCGTATTACCGATTACGAGTGACGCAAATCGTTTGTCGGAGCCAACGCCGTCCGGTAAACGCTCAATAGGAATTTTTCCGTTAGCATTCATAAGGGGAAATTCATATATCTGTAATGTGCGGGGATTAAGATTTGTACCTGTACCAAGCTGTATCATATCACTTGTCATAGGGTTAGATGTTATGGTTCCGGTAACAGCACCGCTGCCGCCGGCAAATCCATCTCCTGTCACCGCTCCTTCGCCAACAGCACCGCCTCTAATCGAAAAAGCTCCGTTGCCGATTGCGCCGCCATTAATTGCGTGTGCCCCGCTGCCGCCGGCAAATCCGGCAAATGAATTTGCTATATTCATTTCGTTAGAAATTACTTTTTTAACAATTCCATCGTTTGCATTAACCTTATTTTCAAGCACATTCTCCGCCTGCCACAACGCCGTAATTTGTTCATTTGCATTAGTAACGTGAGCATTAAATATAGGCAATGGTGTCATTCCGCTCCACATTTCACGTTCCTGCGCCGTGATATGAACAACTTCATTAGTTAAATGACTATTTACCACGCCTGTCAAACTATTAAACATTATCAACGGAGTGGCATTCCTTAACACTGCTCTATCAGCATCAGTAAAATGTCGAACATCATCTCCAACATGCGCGTTAAACGCCGCCGTTGTTGGTGCTCCAACTTGCGCCGCTGTCACATCATGCGGATTATTTCTTGCGTTTTCGTGGTTGTTAAACCGCGTTGTCAAAAAAGACAACGCGGTTTGTATTCCGTTAGTAATTCCGGTAAGTAAATTTTTCAACCAGTTTATACGCCTATCGGTATAAGCGCGTGAATTATTTAATTCCTGTTCGTTTGTAAACTGTCGGCGAAATCTATCGCCGAATAAATTCCCCATCAAAAATCACTCCTAATCATAATATCATCAGTCAGCAGGATTCAAAGGTTCTTTCCCCTGTTTAACCAAATTCGCTTTAGCCTCACGAGAAACATTTTCAGCCAAAATATTATTATCAATAAATTCCTTAACATATCTCGGAACTTTTTGCGATTGACCATACGCAACATAAAACAACTTACCGTTTATGATAATTTGCGCATGGGTTTCTTTGCTCGTGATATGTTCAGGTTTCGACAAAGTTATATCAACCAACTCATTCATATAATCTCGCTGAACCTTTTTCAATTTATTTGTATTATTACTTGCCATATAAACTCATCTCCTAATTTTAGATTTTAAAAATATAAATTAATTACACCTAATTTTTTCAACCATTTCAGCTTTGACATTAGCACCGATTAAATCAATTCCATTCAATTCCGCATATGTTTTAAGCTGTTCAACCGTCCAATTGATGTTAGGTTCACCGTCCGGCAACTCAACAGATGTCAATACACCGGAAGCCCCGGAAATAACGTGCGGAATATCACCGTCATCACTCGACAAACTTTCATAGCGTATAAATTTGTCCTCTTCCGCAATAACCGTTTTAACTCCGGCTTTCCAACCAACAGTAGAACGCTGGTTAAGCGGATCGGTTGCAGGCTTAACAATTATTTCAAACCCGCGTTTGATAAAGTCGATATTAACGTAACTGTCTTTACCGAAAGCGTATGTAAGATATACATTTCGTCCGTCAACACCGCCGCCCGGAGTTGTGATTACAGAATCCTTCCACATTACAAGGTCATTCGTTCCGCCGAATATTACGGTTGCCTCGCCATTAGCACCGGCAACAGCCGATGCAATCGTATAAGCGATACCGTTAACCCGAACCGACAATCCGGCAAGCGCAGTCGCTTGCGCCGCCGATAACGTTTGAAACACGTTTACAGTACGCGTTTGTGTGTTAATTTCTGTAATCTGCAAAGTTTTAATTGCAAGGTTCGGGTCAGCATTAGGAACCAAATCACCGGCGCGTACAACCAAAGCTTCGCTGCTTGATTCATAGATTTTGAATTTCCCAATTTTAGTAACCATTATATCCTTGAAAATAGTATCATTTTCTTGAACCATAATCGCTTCCACTTTCGGATCGTTCGACAAATCAAGCAAAACGTCGGTGTGCATTATCATAGGATAAAAACCACCGTCCGTTTTGGCTTTCGCTTTTTTAAGCTGACTGCGAAGCTTCTTAACTTCATTAAACGTTATACCGTTCACAACTGTAGAACGGCTAACAGCTCCGCCTGCGAACTTAACATTTGTACCAACCGCCAAAGATGTTCCGGCGATATGCTCCAAACTATCACCGGCGTTCGCGCCCAAAAGTTCGCTCGCCTCTTTCACTTGTGGGTCCGGCGCGCCGTCCGCAACAATATCGGATAAAGTTACATAGTTACCGTATTGTTCAACCTCAACCGTTTTAACGGTATGGATTATACTGTCACCGGTAGGCGTAATTCCCTCAACAAGCGGAACTACAATTAGCGGCAACGGTGCGGTTCTTCGTATTTCAACCGATTTCGCATTATTCTTTCCAATTGTCACCTGTTTACCCAAACGAGTAAACAGCATTTCAGGTACCGCGTTTTTGATAGCAATATGCGTATACGCGCGTTTATCAAACTGCGGTCTCATTCCACGCTTACCGGAAGTTTGGATATTCATCTTCGCTTCCATAGGCGTTACAACATTATTAGGTGCTGCCATAAATAATCACTCCTAAATCAATTTTTTTAATCATCAAACATTTCCTCAACATACTTATCACGTTCAGCGTCTGACATTTGTTCAAACGGTTTTGCAGTCGCTCTACCGCCAACAACACCGCCGCCGCGTTCAACTATCCGTTTAGTCTTTTGCGCTGCAGTTACAACTTTCTTCGCGTTCTGCACAGCATTTCCGCCGTTCACAGTCGAAGCATTACCTTTAGACAACTCATAGGCTTCCAACATCGACTTGCCCGCGCTCAAACAATATCGAAATAGTTCGTTTTCTTGATACACCTTCCGCATATCAAATTTCGGATACGCTTGTCTGACAATAGCCTGCTCCTCTTCCAACTTCGCAACATACTGTTGTTCAGCAATCCGAGCTTCACGAGTTTCCAAGTCAACGCGGCGGCGTTCAAACTCTAAATTTTGTTGAAACGTCTGCCGCGCTTCCTGTTCGCCCACACCGTCACGCCGTGACGCAAATTGCGCGTGGTCATCAGCAATACGAGACTTAATTGCTGCAATATCATCAGTACCATAAATCGCTTTAAGATACGGAAATATTGCATTATACTCACTCGCAGCGGTTTCAAGATGTTTCATATCTCCATACCGGCGATTAAACATTCGATTAACCTCGGCGGAAAAGTCCTCTTTCGACTTAAACACACGATACACTCCATCAACATCATCAGTTCCGTCATTTTGCGAACCGGCTACGCCCGCGCCCTCTACAACCTCGCCATCATCGCCGTCTTCGGGTCCGGCTTCACCCTCACCAACGACAGATGTAACGGAATCATCTTCGTCAGTTTCGTCTTCCTCATCCTCTTCAACAATTGGGTCAAACATTGCCTCAATCTCCTCGTCCGACAAATCATCAAAATTTACATCATCAACGGTTTCGTCAAACGGTAACTCTTGCGGATTGGCTACGCCCGCGCTTTCTACAACCTCGCCATTCTCGCCATTAACTAATACTTGCTCATTCATTTAAGAACGCTCCTTTCATTCCGCGTTGTTCTTTAACGACGACAACGGTAAAACGTCATATTTTTAATTTTAATTATTTTTTATACCAAATAAGTTCCGTCACCCAAATCCTCAATACCCGCCAAACCATAATCGTGATACATTCCCTGCGGTCTGTTAGGCGTAGGCGAACCATATTCACCGGATAGAATACTTTCAATATCAGGCGTTTCACCGCCATATCCACCAACCGTCTGCGGTTGAGATTGCACAGCATACATCTGCATTTGCTGTTGTTCAAGTATCCGCTCCTGCTTCTCTTGAAGGGCTGCCATAATCTTATCGCGCCCTTCAAAGTCCATACTCTCAAGCGCAAGCAATGCCGGTTCAGCATTAGCCGGATTAAAGAACCCTTGTCCGTAAAGCGTCATTACAAGTTGATTATTAGCCTCTTTATTAAACGGATTTTTAACCTGCGGCACAACTTTAATATCAAGCATAATCGGCTTTCCGGCTTCATAGTCATAAAGCCGCAAACCGCTAAACACAACGTATTGCGCCTCTCCATACGTTCCGCTTATTCGATAGCTATCATCGGTGTCTTCGAACTGCCCAATAACCGAAACAAGAAGTTCAACAACCTGCTTATACGCCTCATACGACCGCTGTATCATATCACGGCTAAGCTTCTCGCCGGCTTGCTGTAATGCGTAAATTGCGCCGAATGCCGTCACACCACCGCTCGTTCCGCCCTGTTGAAAGTCACGGTTGCCCGCAACCTCTTTAAGTTCAGCCACAAAAGCGTCATGCAGCTGAACCACAAACGGCGCAATCGGTTCTGTGCTTATTTCCCGAAACGCTTCCCGCACATCGCCAATAACCTCAAATGCGTCAACTTCCATATCGGTCAAATTCTTCTCGTTTAATCCGCTGTTCTTTCTATAAGCGAACCGCGTCTTACTCGACATTAAAGCGTTCTTTGTGATTATCTGTTTCATTTTGTCAATATACAACTGCTGCGCAGATGTGATATCTACAATGCCAAATCCGGTTACGCCGTCACGGTTCGGATATAAAACGTCAACCACAAACGGATATTGTCCGTGTTCATATATTCCGCCCGATATATCTACTGTTTCAGTCGCGCCTTTAAGTGATGCGAAGATTTCTTCGTCATTATCCTCGCTTGACGCAAGAATTACATTGCCGTTAAACTTAACCAAGTGAACTTCATTACGCCACGTTTCAGTACGAGACATTTCATACTCCTCGATGTATTCTACTCCGTCTTCGCTAATCGCAAATCGGTCACCATACTCAATATCGGTAACCTTCACACGCTTTTTATAATAACAATTTACAACTTCGGCAAACTCGCCCGGCTCACTCGTTTCAGTATCATC